ACAAGACACCAGGCAAAAAACACGTGGATTTTACAGATTTAGATCAAGTCAAGGCTGTTCTACGTAAGGATAATCGCTACAAAACCACCGGTGGAGCGACATCAGAGTCAACAAGAAGTCTTCATCGGTTACTTCGCGACTATATTTGAATTTGTCAAATAGGCGTGAACAATAGGGTCATGGTGTAGTACTGTGGACTTATGACTTTGACACCCGAAGAAATTGCCGCAAATTTTGACAAGTTTCGATCGCTTTGTGAAAAATTAGGAGATCGTTCGCCTGCAGCGCTTGCCTTGGTTGATCACCTTGGAGAACGTTTGGCACTATGTCCTGCTTCAGGAAGAAAAGAGTTCCATGCGGCGCATCCAGGTGGCTTAGTGGACCATTCTCTAAGAGTTTTATCTTATTCCATAAAGCTGTGTAAGACATTTGGCTGGGAAGTTCCGAAGGATTCGCTTATTATCGGCGCATTATTTCACGACTTAGGAAAAGTAGGAGATCACAATTGTGATTACTATATTCCTCAAGATTCTGACTGGCACCGCGAGAAGCTTGGGGAGATGTACAAGCACAATAAAGAAATGCTTTACATGACTGTACCAGACAGAGGTGTATGGTTGTGTCAACATTTTGGTCTCAAGTTGACTCAAGATGAGTGGTTGGCAATCAAGCTTAATGACGGGCAATACATTCAGGAGAATGCACCGTACAAGATGAAAGAGCCGCTACTCGCTGATATTGTACATCAAGCTGATGTCATCGCAACAAAAGAAGAAAAAGATACTTGACAAGTTGATATGTAAGTTTCATGGAAGAATTACTTCGTGAGTACTTAGCAATGTCGCTATCTGAGATGAGTGATGCCCGAGTGCCTAATCAACTTCGTAGTAGAAAGTCTAAGAAGAAAGACGAAGAAGACAAGAACGAGATGTCGACAGTAGGCATTAGCCTTGGTGGCGCTTCTACACCAGGTGGTGCACCCGGTCCTGGTGGCTATGGTGGTTATACAGCACCTCTTGGATCTTCATCAGAAGATATGAAATCGGGTAAACATGCGACGCCTGGTAAAAAAGTAAAGAAACGTAAGAAAGATTACGTTCGTATTAAGTGACAGAGATCATATAGATTTTTTCTTGCCTTCTGCGTGAACAAACGCGCACATTTGGTATACAGTTTTACATGTTAAAGACGTTTGATCGTTAAAGAGCATGTTGCTTAATAACGTTCAGCGTTTGTAATAAACGGATTAGGAATCGGAAAATAAAAATATTATGGCTATTGATTTAGAAGCAATTAAAAGGCGTGTTGCAGAACTCAGCGGTGTTAAGAAGAACTCATCTATCCAAATGTGGAAACCACAGCTTGGAGAACACAAGATTCGCTGTCTGTCTTGGAAGAATTCACCAGACGGTCAGCCTTTTGCAGAGCGTTGGTTTTATTATTTCGGAGAGAATGCCGGCATCTTAGCACCCAACCAGTTTGGTAAGCCAGACCCAATTAATGATCTCATTAAGAAGCTGTACAGCAGCGGTAAACCAGACGACCGTAATCTTGCTAAGAAGCTACAACCAAAAATGCGTTGTTACGCACCAGTTATTGTTCGCGGCGAGGAAGACAAAGGAGTTCAGGTTTGGGCATTTGGAAAGCTTGTCTATCAACGAATGCTTGGTTTCTTTCTTGATGAAGAAGTCGGTGATATTCTTTCTCCATCTGAAGGCTTTGATCTAAAGATATCAATCACAAAGATGCCAGGAAAGCAATTTAATGATACAGCTGTTGACCCAGCCCGTCGACCTACGAAGCTTCATGAGGATTCAAAGTTTGCTGAACAATGGCTTAACTCAATCCCAAATCTTGACGACATGTATCGACTCAAGAATACACAAGAAATCGAGACTGTTCTTAATAACTGGCTTTCAGGCGGCGCTACTGCCGAGACTGAGAAGTCTGATGGAATAGTTAGAGGCGCAACACAAGTAGATGAGCTTGATAATTTAACTGCAGAACTTAAGTCTTCCGCACCATCTGAGAAGAAGTCAAAGAAAGAGCCGGCTAAGAAACAATCGCTTGATGATGCTTTTGCTGATCTAATGAATGAATGACAACAGTTAACTGTTGACATTTAAAAAGCGCCGTTAATTCGGCGCTTTCTTTTTGCTGCTTAAACAAATTAACTAATCTGCGATAGAATTATAGGCAACTAAGAGCTACATATGGCAAAAAAATCAAAGCTTGAATCAGACAATCGAGAAGAAGATAGCGTCGTAGAAAATATGACAAATGATTTGATTAAAGCTCTTAATAAAGAGTTTGGTCAAAGGATTGCTTATAATCTTGCGGAAGATGAAGCACCTACAATCGTTAAACGATGGCTTGATGCAGGTTCAATTCAATTAAATTATGCAATGCGTAATGCAACTGGCGGAGGATATCCTGAAGGCAGAATTATAGAAATTTCAGGAGCTCCATCAATTGGTAAATCTCATCTAGCATATCACGCTGCAGCCATGGCTCAAAAGCAAGGTGGTCTTGTTGTATATATCGATACAGAAAATGCGACACCTGTAGCCAAGCTAGCAACAATGGGTATTGATGTTCGTAAACGATTTGTATATTGTGATTCACATTGTACGGAAGAGGTTTTTTCTATTATTGAATCGACTGTTTTAAAGGCAAAGCAGATTCTTGATAAGAACGTTCCAATTCTTGTAGTTTGGGATTCAGTGGCAGCATCGTCGCCGAAGGCAGAGCTTGATGGCGAGTATGAAGATAACACGATAGGTCTTCAGGCAAGAGTTATTTCTAAAGGCATGCGTAAGCTTACGGGTGTTATTGGACAGAACAATGTAACACTTTTATGTCTTAATCAATTGCGTACTGCTATCGGAGTAACTCACGGAGATCCTGATGTGACGCCAGGCGGAAAGTCGATTCCGTATCATGCATCAATTCGTCTTAAGCTTAGTTCTGGTACACAAGTAAAAGATAAAGCAGGCAATGTGATCGGTATTCATGTTATTGCTACTATCAAGAAGAACAAGGTTGCGCCTCCATTCCGCAAATGCGAATTTGATATTATCTTCGGCAAAGGAATTGTAGAAGATGAATATATCTTTGATCAAGTTAGAAGTCACTGCAAAGATGTGGGGCCTGTAATGCGAAAAGGCAAGATCATAAAAGTTACTGGCGAAGGTGCATGGAAAGAGCTTAGTGTTGTAGATGAGAAAACAGGCGTTGTAGAGGTTGAAAAGAAATTCTACAAGTCTGAGTTTGGAGAATTGCTTAGAGATAAGCAACATGGTCCGTGGTTGATGGAAGCTGTTGATTGCGCGTTGACTTTAGTAATTGGTCAAACGCCTGTTTCAGATGATGCAGATGACAATGTTTCCGATGATGGAGGCTCAGATGCGTGAAATACAAACAAATCCAATTTGGGTTAAAGTTATCGTTGATGATAATTCTTTGATTCCTAAATACCAGACATCTGGTTCTGTTGGGTGTGATCTCATGTCAAGCGACGTTGTAGTAATCCCTCCAGACTCTCGTCGCATAATTGGGACAGGATTGAAGATGGAGATTCCATCTGGGTTTGGAGCAATGGTTTGTTCTAGATCAGGATTGGCTGCGAAGCATGGCATTCATGTATTGAACGGGCCCGGGTTAATAGATAACGACTATATTGGTGAAATTAAAGTCATCCTACACAACACGGGGCAGGAGGAATTTATTATTAAAAAAGGCGATAGGATTGCACAATTAGTGTTTTTTCCAATTTTTCAGGCAATCTTCCAGACAGCAGCAAAGCTAGCAGAGACTATTCGGGGTGAAGGCGGTTTTGGTAGTACTGGTAATTCTTCAACATGATATTTAGTGGTTACAATTTATGAAGTCTAATGAAGTATTAAGTTTTTTGCTCTTCATATCGGGATATATTCTTGGTAGAATTGATACGTTAGTAGGTGTCTTTAAGCAGAAGAAACTTGAATCTTTTGTTGACAAAATCTGTCATGATGAAAAAAAAGACAAAAGTAAAAAAAATCTTTTAATTGATAACAAAAAGTTTATTACAAAAGTTTCTATAGAAAAGCTTAATAAAAGCGCTGATCTCGGTGTTCAGTCTGAAGTTAATGATAGTATCGAAAACGAAACAGCCAAGCTAAGTTTCTTAAAGAAAAAGAAAGGTTGATTATGACTAAAGGTTTAGACGTTGGAACATCTTTTATTGTGCTTGCTGCTGAGGGAAACAAGGGTAAAGTAGTTTACAAAGACTTTAGAGACGCATTTTATGTAATTAAACCTACAACGCCCATTGCTACAAAGATGATTGAAAAGGGTCTTGCAGGTAAAATCTTTGTAAAAGATGATGATGGATCTTTTATTATCCTTGGAAAAGACGCGATTGAAAAGGCAGTTGAAAGAAATGATTCTGCTAAGAGACCTATGCATAAAGGTGTAGTCTCATCAAAAGAGAAAGAGGCTAGAAGAATTCTAACGTACATTCTCAAAGAAGTTGCAGGACAAGCATCTGAGGAAAATGAAAAACTTGTCTTTTGCATCCCTGCACAGCCAGTTGATCAGGAGGATGAAGATTTTGATGTCGGTTATCACGAAGATGTCGTAAAAACTGTTCTTTCTGAGTGCGGTTATGATGCAAAGTCTATTAATGAAGCTGAAGCACTATGTTACTCAGAGCTTGCTGATGATGATTACACAGGTGTTGCTCTTTCATGGGGCGCAGGTATGGTAAACGTTTGCGTAATGCTTAACGGCGAACCGGTTCTAAAGTTCTCAACAACAAAGTCTGGTGATTGGATTGATCGTATGTCAGCAGTTGCTACTGGTGAAACTGACTCAGTTGTGCAAGCAGAAAAAGAAAATGGTGAATTCACCGTAGGTCAAGACAATGATAATCAAGTTTTAGCTGCTGTGGCTTCTTACTATGATAGATTAATTGACTATACTACTAAGCAGCTCGTTATGGCGTTAGAAGAGAATAAAGCGCTGCCTAAGTTTAAGGATGCAATACCAATTGTTCTTGCAGGTGGAACTTCAAAGGCAAAGGGTTTTATGGATCTATTCACAAAGAAACTTGAGGAAAATGGATTTCCACTTTCTGTAAAAGAAGTACGCCATGCAGCAGACCCACTTCATGCAGTTGCCCGCGGCTGTTTAATTGCTGCACAGATAATATGACTTTTTATTTTACTGACATAAACGCGCGACTATAAAAATATGAGTCTAGTTTTATTAATAGACGGAATGAACCTTTTCATTCGATCCTGGGCTGCATTTCCGCAGATGTCGTCTCACGGTTATCAAGTCGGAGGTTGCATTGGCTTTCTTAAGACTTTGCAAAAGCTTACTAGAGAATTGTCACCTTCTGCTGTATGTGTTATATGGGAAGGCGGAGGTTCACAGCGACGTCGGAAATTATTTCCCGAATATAAGCTTAATAAACGTCCGGAGAAATTAAACAGATTTTACGGAGATGACATTCCTGATACAGAGAAGAACAAGAAAAATCAGCTTCTTTCTCTGCTTGGAATGCTCAAACAAACGCCTATTTGTCAAGTTTATGTTGATAACTGCGAAGGTGACGATATCATTGCTTTCCTTTGCAAAGGACCCTTCAGAGACAATGACAAAATTATTGTGTCCTCTGATAAAGACATGCTGCAGCTTCTTGATGAAAAAACGAGGGTATACTCAACACATAAGAAAAAAATTATCACAAGTGAAGATGTGCTGAAAGAATATAAGATACATGTTAATAATTTCGCAATTGCTAAGGCACTGTGTGGTGATTCTTCTGACAATATTCCGGGAGTAAAAGGGTTGGGATACAAGACAGTGTCTTCTAAATTTCCATTCTTGGCAAAAGAAGAATCTATTATTCTTCAAGATTTATTAAATTATGCTGCAAGTCATGCATCTGAAAGTGGCATTTATAAGAGAGTGTATGCTGAGGCTAATACAGTGCATAGAAACTGGGACTTAGTACATCTCGATGGCAGTATGTTATCTGCAAATCAAACATCAAAGTTGCAAAATGCAATAGATACATTTGAGCCTCAAGCGAATAGGATTAAGCTCATCAAGGCACTTGTCAAAGAAGGAATAAATTATTTCGATGTTGATAAATTCTTTTATGATTTATCTAGTGTTAAAGGACTTCAACTCAAAAATAATAACGTAGGCACCTAGTTTAGGTGCTTGTTGTTGAGAAGAAAGAAATTATGTTCGTTGATTTTAGTTTGAAGTTTGAAGATTTGGAAGATAATATTTTATGACAACAGCAACAACAACAATTACGCCAACCTTCGGTACGTACGGCAAATCTTTTCAAGAAAAGATTATGCAAGCGCTATTAACTGATTGGAAATTTGCTGAGCAAATGATGGAAGTATTTGATTCTTCTTATTTTGAACTCAAATATTTGCAGTTTCTTGCTGATCGTTACTTTGCGTATTCAAATAAATACAAGGTATTTCCAACACTTCAGCTGCTTGTTACAATTATTCGTGAAGATCTTAAGGTTGGAACAGATGTAATATTGAGAGATCAAATCATCGATTACCTTCAACGGATGAAAAGTAATCCTGATGCAGGAGACCTACAGTTTGTTCGTGAAAAGTCTCTTGATTTTTGTAGAAAGCAAGCACTTAAGGCTGCACTTGAAAATGCTGTCGATCAAATGCAAGCTAATAAATACGAATCTATCGTAGAGTCAATTAAGAAAGCAGTCCAAGTTGGAACAGCACCATCTGTTGGTCACGATTTCTTTAATGAAATGGATTCGCGATGGACATTACTCAAAAGAGATACGATCCCAACAGGCATCCCAGAACTTGATAAAAAAGACATATTAAATGGTGGATCCGGCAAAGGCGAATTACTCTGTGTAGTAGGTGGCAGCGGTTCAGGAAAAAGCCACTTTCTAATTATGCTTGGCGCAAATGCATTACGATGCGGAAAACATGTTCTTCATTACACATTCGAACTGTCAGAAACTGCTGTAGGTATCCGCTATGATTCTAATTTATGCGATATAGATTCTAGCGACGTGATGGTTAGAAAGGATGAAGTAAAATCATTCTATGAATCAAACAAATCACTTGGCAGATTATTCATTAAGGAATATCCAACAAATACAGCAACAGTCTTTACAATTCGTTCACATATTGAAAGATTAAGCCTTAAAGGATTTAAACCTGACATCGTTATTATCGATTATGCTGATATCATGAGATCAACACGCCAGTATGATTCTTTGAGACATGAATTGAAGCTTGTATATGAGGAGCTTCGAGGGCTTGCAATGGAAACAGGTATTCCTATTTGGACTGCTTCACAATCTAATAAGGAAGGCGCGAATGCAGAAATTATCGATATGACAAATATGTCTGAGGCATATGGTAAGGCAATGATATGCGATTTCATTATATCTGTTTCCAGAAGATCTCACGAAAAAGCATCTGGCTGGGGACGCTTATATGTCGCTAAGAATCGAGCTGGTCGTGATGGATTAGTTTTCCCTGCAAAGATCAATACAGCTAGGAGCCAATTTGAAATAGTTGGTGCAGCCGACTCGCCTGACGCAGTGAAGGTATCTGATGACGAGGTTCAAAAGAAAGCCCTCCGTGCAAAATGGCAAGAGCTAAAAAACGAGTTTCCATTACAAAAAACAAATACTGCTGAAATGAACGTAATATAATCAACATCCTTTATTCGAGATTTTAATATGATATACACACACGATCAAGCATATCAAGCATCTTTAAAGTACTTTGGCGGTGATGAACTAGCTGCAGGTGTATTCATTTCGAAGTATGCGCTTAGAAATGCTAGCGGCGAATTGCTCGAATCAACACCAACAGACATGCATCTCAGGCTTGCTAAGGAGTTCGCAAGGATAGAGAACAAATATCCTAACCCACTTTCCGAGAAAGAGATCTTTTGCCTTCTTGCAGATGTCGATCATATTGAGAAACCAAGATGGCTATCAATGACACTCGATGAACTTGCTGCCGAATCTAAGGGTATTGGATGTGTAATACCTCAAGGTTCTCCAATGTCAGCAATCGGTAATGATTACAAAACGCAATCTTTATCAAATTGTTTCGTAATCGATGCCCCTCAAGATTCATATGGAGGCATTCTATTTGCTGATCAAGAACAAGCGCAAATTATGAAACGCCGCGGCGGCGTAGGATTTGATATTTCTACAATTCGCCCTAAAGGAATGAACACAGCGAATGCTGCTGGTACCACGGATGGTATTGGCGTCTTTATGGAAAGATTTTCCAATACTTGCAGAGAGGTTGCACAAGGCGGCCGGCGCGGCGCCCTGATGATTACTATATCAATCGCACACTGCGAAATAGAAACGTTTATTAATATCAAGCGCGATCTTAAAAAAGTAACAGGCGCGAATATCTCGATTCGTCTTACCGATGAATTTATGAACGCAGTTAAAAATAATGAAGAGTTTACGCTTCGTTGGCCTGTTGAGGCATCAATCGAAGATGCTAAAGTGACAAAGGTCGTTCAAGCAAAGCAAATTTGGGATCAAATTATAGATGCAGCTTGGACATCTGCAGAACCAGGTCTTCTATTCTGGGATACAATAAAAAAACGAACACCAACTGAAGCATATGACACTTTAGGTTATGGAAGTGTATCTGTCAATCCCTGCGGTGAACTTGTTCTTAGTCCATACGACAGCTGTAGATTACTTCTTGTCAACTTATATAAGTTTGTTAAGAATCCATTTTCCTCCGCCGCGGCGTATGACAATGTTAGATTTAAAGATGTAGCACAAAAAGCGCAACGTTTAATGGATGATCTTGTTGATCTTGAAATCGAGGCAGTCGATAAGATTATTGCAAAAATAAATTTAGATCCTGAATCAATTAATGTTAAACGTGCTGAATTAGAACTTTGGACAAAAATTAAAATTGCAACATCTGGTGGGCGTAGAACAGGTCTC